CAGCCCGAAGATCTCTTAATATCTTATTTCAAGAATGGGGTAATAGAGGTATTCACTATTGGGAAATAGGAGAACTTAATCTTGATTTAATTGAAGGACAAGCAGAGTATAAATTTTTTAGATCAAGTGGTGATGGAACAAGTGCTACTTCTACACCAAATGGTGTATATGGAATATCCGATGTTCTTGAAGCACAATTAAGATCTAATAGAACACAAACAACTCAATCAGATAGTCCCATGACTAAAGTTGACAGATCAACTTACGCAGCTTTTTCTAATAAACTTTCTAAAGGTACACCTAATCAATATTGGGTTCAAAGATTTATAGATCATGTAAGTATTAGTGTTTACCCTACACCTGATTCAACTAATGCGTCTAAAGATATGCATTTTTATTACATAAAAAGAATTCAAGATATAGGAGACTATACAAATGCAACTGATTTACCATTTAGATTTGTGCCTTGTATGGTATCAGGTCTTGCATTTTACTTAGCACAAAAATATCAACCACAAATGGTACAAGCTATGAAACTTTATTATGAAGATGAATTAGCAAGAGCATTAGCAGAGGATGGGTCAGCTTCGAGTACATATATTACCCCTAAAGTTTATTACCCAGGAACATAATGGCAAATTACGCATCAGGTAAACGTTCAAAAGCAATATCAGATAGATCAGGTATGGAATTTCCGTATAAAGAAATGGTTAGAGAATGGAATGGATCTCTTGTTCACATATCTGAATTTGAACCAAAGCAACCACAATTAGAGCCAAAACCACATGGAGCAGATGCGATAGCTTTAAAACATGTAAGAACAGATAGAACAGAACCGGCTACGACGGTTAGAATACCCAACGATGGTTTTGAAACTTATGAAGCAGGTTCTAGAATTATAAATGTTTTTTCTCCAGGTCATGGTTTAGTTAACGGAACAACATATAGGTTTAGAGGTCCACCAACAATTTCTGCAGGTGGAAATACTTTTCAATATTCTAATCCTGAAAGTTTTGATGGAATTACAGGTGTTAATATTGCAAAATCAACAGGTTACGCTATTACAACTGGATTATACAAAAACGATGCACGAATAACAACAGATTATTCTACGTCCAATTATTTTCATTTTACAGTTGACACAGATACTGCTACAAGTGGTAGTATAAAAGGAGGAGGTTATGGTTGTTCTGTTGGACCCGTAACAATAGAAGCATGATAAATAAAATTTGGAATTGGATTAAAAATATATTTAAACCTGAAAAACAAGACCCTCATCTTACTTTGTATGAAGAGGTAAAAAGTTATTGTAACGAACACAATAAATATAAACATCGTTGCCCTAAATGTAGGGAACTAGCAGGAGTAAAATAATGGCTGGATTAAGTGCATCAGGATTAAAAACACAAATAAGAAGTTATACCGAAACAGACTCTAATGTTTTATCAGATTCTGTTTTAGAAAACATTATTTTAAATGCACAATACAGAATTTTTAGAGATGTACCTATTGATGCAGATAGAAAACAACAAGAGGGTAATTTAGTTACAGGTCAAGAAACAATTAATGCTCCAGCAGGAGCTGTATTTATTAGAGGAATACAGGTTTATGATTCTACTTCAGCTATAACTGGACCCAATGTGTGGTTAGAAAAAAAAGATATTACATATCTACAAGAATATGTGTCTTCAACAGCATCTGCTCAAAGAGGTCAACCAAAATATTATGCTATGTTTGGAGGTGGTACAGGAGAGTCTGATACTACATCAGGGAGAATGATGTTTGCTCCAGTTCCTGATACTACATATAAATTTAGAGTTCATTACAATGCAGCACCAGCATTGTTAGAAAATAATGACACTAATTATATCAGTCTTAACTTTCCAAATGGGCTTTTATATTGCTGTTTGTCAGAAGCATATGGCTTTTTAAAAGGTCCGATAGACATGTTGACATTATATGAAAATAAATATAAACAAGAGGTACAGAAGTTTGCTCAAGAGCAAGTTGGTAGAAGACGAAGAGACGACTATACTGATGGCGCTGTTCGTTTACAAATTAACTCAGCAAACCCGTAGGAGAATAAATTATGGCAATATCATCAGCAATTTGTAACAGCTTTAAACAAGAGATTTTAGTTGGTACACATAATTTCACTGCATCTAGTGGTGATACATTTAAAATAGCTTTATTTACAAGTGATGCATCTTTAGGTGCTGGAACTACAGCTTATTCAACATCAAATGAAATTTCAAACACATCAGGATCTGCATATTCTGCAGGTGGTGCAACATTAACAAGTGTTACTCCAGCTTTATCTGGATCAACTGCAGTTTGTGATTTTGCAGACGTAAGTTATACTTCTGCTTCTTTTACAGCCAATGGTGCATTAATTTATAATGACGATCAATCTGACAAAGCTGTTGCTGTTATCGCATTTGGTGGTGACAAAACAGTTTCTTCTGGAACATTTACAATTCAATTTCCAACAGCAGACGCAAGTAACGCAATCATTCGTATAGCGTAAGGAGGCACTCCTTATGGCATCTACCTGGGGTACTAACACTTGGGGATCAAACGAATGGCAAGATAATGTCATTACAGTTTCATTAACAGGTATATCTGCAACTACATCTTTAGGTAGCTCTAAAGAATTTAACGAAACAGGTTGGGGAAGATTAGCTTGGAACGATGCTGATTGGGGTGAAGGTGCTGACGAAACTATATCTGTAACCGGTTTAGAAATAACAGCATCACCTGGATCTATAACAACTGGCATAGGTGTTTTATTAGAGATGATTGGTTCCAATCATTCTTTAACTTCTAGTGTAGGTAATCCAACTGTTTTCGGTGAAATTGGTGTTCCATTAACAGGAGTATCTGCAGAGTTTGCAACACCAACAATGTCATATGTTGGAACTTTAGTTGGTTGGGGTAGAGATGGTTGGAGTGAATTAAGTTGGGGTGAATCTCCAAATCAAGTTATTCCATTAGTAGGTCAAGAGTTAACATCTACTGTAGATGCACCTACTTTAGAATTTGCATACGAATTATCTGGTCAAGAAGCTACAACAAGTGTTGGTAGTGTTAGCTTTGTAATAAGTCCTACCATTGCTGTTTCTGGACAATCTTCTACTTCTTCTTTAGGAACTTTAGGAGTTGCTTTTGGTGTAAGCACAGAACCTGTTACAGGAGTGGCTGCAACATCTTCTACAGGAACTTTAGGATTAGAGTTTGGTCCAAGTGCAATTACCGGAGTATCCGCAACTTCTTCTGTAGGAGATTTAGAAATTGGTTCTGTTGAATTAATAAATTTAACAGGTGTTTCTGCAACCTCTTCTGTAGGATCAATATCTCCAGCTGATGTGGTTGGTTTAACAGGTGTTTCTTCTACATCTTCTGTAGGATCTATTTCACCTGTAGAAATGGTACAAGGATTAGTAACAGATCCTCTTACATCTACTGTAGGTTTACTTGGAATACAGGCTTACGCTAATATTGACACTGGTTCAAATACAAGCTATAGTAATGTTTCAACAGGCTCGAATGATACATATTCAGATGTTGCAACTGGATCAAATACAAGTTATAGTGACGCTGCATAGGAGATAAAAATTTATGGCATCTACATACACACCTTTAGGAGTTGAACTTCAAGCAACTGGTGAAAACGCTGGTACATGGGGAACAAAAACTAATACTAATTTACAACTTATAGAACAAATCACAGGTGGTTTTACAACACAAGCTGTATCAGATTCAGGAGATACAACTCTTTCAGTGTCGGATGGATCAACTGGTGCAACTCTTGCACACAGAGTAATAGAATTTACTGGAACTATTTCAGCATCTAGAAACGTTACTATTCCTTTAGATGTTCAAACTTTTTATGTATTAAAAAATTCTACAAGTGGATCACAAAACGTAGTATTCAAATATGTTTCAGGATCAGGAGATAGTGTAACTCTTGCTCCAGGTGCAGTAAAAATGGTTTATGCTACAGCGAACGATGGCACTAATCCAGACATTGATGACACAGGATTTATAACTGCATCATCAACAGATACTTTAACAAACAAAACTTTAACAGCTCCTAAAATTGCAGACGCAGGTTTTATTGCAGATGCAAATGGAAATGAGCAGATTATATTTCAAACAACATCTTCAGCAGTAAATGAATTAGAAGTAACTAATGCTGCAACAGGTAATCCACCGATTATAGGAGCAAGTGGAGAAACTAACGTTGATATTCATATTAAACCAAAAGGTTCTGGAGAAACTAGAGTGGGAACAGGTGCAGCAGATGCAACTATAACTTCTAGTGGTGCTCACAATCTTATATTAGATACTAATTCAGGAACAAACTCAGGTGTAATTACAATTGTAGATGGTGCAAATGGCAACATTACAATTACGCCAAATGGATCAGGAAATATTGTTCTTGATGGGCTTACTTTTCCAAACGCTGATGGATCAGCAAATCAAGCCCTAGTTACAAACGGTTCTGGAACTTTAAGCTTTGCAGCAGCAGGAATTACAACAGGAAAAGCTATTGCAATGGCTTTAGTTTTCGGTTAAAAGGACAACAGGAGAATATAAAATATGGCCGCACCAAATCTAGTAAACGTAGCAACAATAACAGCAAAGTCTGTTCAAGCAACGTTAAACACAACTTTAACAACTGAAATTTTAGCAAACGCATCGTCTTCAGGAAAAGTATTTAAAATAAATACAATTATCGTAGCAAACATTGATGGTTCAAGTGCTGCTGATGCATCTGTTTTTATAACTAAATCAGGTGGATCACCTGTTGCATTTGCAAGTACAATATCAGTTCCAGCTGATGCAACATTAGTTGTAATTGATAAAAACTCATCTCTATACCTTGAAGAAGGAGACAATATAGAAGCAGGTGCAAGTGCAAACTCAGACCTTACTATCACAATAAGTTACGAGGAACTAAGTTAAGGGAGGTAATTAGCTGTGGCTTCTAATGGCGGCATTATCGGACCTGTAGTTGAACCGACATTATCTTCTACCAATGGTGGAGACAAGATAACTACATTTACATCTTCAGGAACTTTTAAAGTAAGCGGAAACAATGGACCAAAAGCAGTTCACTATCTAGTAGTAGCTGGTGGTGGAAATGCTGGTGGTGGCGCTAACCCTAATAATCATTTAACAGGAGCTGGAGGCGGTGGAGCTGGAGGGTTTAGAACTTCTTTTCCAGGAGGAACCGCATTAACAATTCCAGGAACAACACCTGTTACTGTTGGTGGATCTGCAAGTAATTCAACTTTTGGACCTATCACTAGTAATGGAGGTGGCTTTGGTGCAGATAACACAACTTCTAACGCAGGCTCTACAGGAGGAACTGGAGGATCTGGTGGTGGAGGTGGAAAATATAATTATGGTGGAAACCCAGGTGGCTCTGGAAATGAAGGTAGTTTTCCATCACCTGAAGGAAATGATGGTGGAGATTGTAATGCTTCTGGTCAACCTTCACCAGGAACTAAAGGCGCTTCTGCTGGAGGTGGAGGAGCTGGTGGATCTGGTTCAAGTGTTACTTGGAACACTTCTACTGCGCAAGCAGGAAATGGTGGAGCTGGTACAGCTAATTCAATTTCAGGCGCTTCTGTAACTTACGCAGGTGGCGGTGGTGGTGTCGCTGGTAATGCAAGTGCTGGACCTTATGTTTTTGGAACTGGAGGATCTGGTGGTGGTGGTACAGCTCCGGATCGTCACGGTGCAGCAGGAACAGACGGCCTTGGTGGCGGAGCTAGTGGAGCAGCTGGACCAAACCCTGGTTCTCTTGCAAATGTTGGAGGAAGTGGTGTCGTAATTACAAGAGAAACAGATTGTGTATATGTAAGTTCTGGAGTTTGGTCCATGGATGATGTTTTTGAATATAGAAAGGCAAGTACTTGGGCGGATTAAATATGGCAGATTTTGCAGAAATAAGATCAGATAATAACGAAGTTCTTAGAGTAGTAAGAATATCAGATGATGATGTTGCTGCTTATGGTGGAGATTTATCTACTGAAGCTGAGACTTGGGTTGCTGATTTTATCGCACAAGATCCAAAGATTTTAAGTACATTAGGAACATATCCTGAAACATATTGGAAACAAACTTTTAAAGATGGAAGTCAAAGAAGAAATATGGCTATGGTAGATCATAAATATTATCCAGAGCACGATGGATTTGAACCACCGCGTCCTGGATATCCTGGCCCAAATGAAAATTATACTTTTAATACGACCACTTGGAGATGGGAGGAAATAGAATAATGGCTCATTTCGCAAAATTAGATGAAAACAATATCGTAGTAGAAGTCAACGTTATAGACAATCAAGAGGTTGAAAATAATGGTGGAGATAAATCTACACAAGCTGAACAATATGTATCAGATACTTATGGAGGTGGTACATGGAAACAAACATCTTACAATACAAATATTGGAAAATATTATGATCCTGAAACAGGGTTAGAAGCTGAAGATCAAAGCAAAGCTTATAGAAAAAATTACGCAGGAATAGGGTATATTTATCATTCAGATATAGATGCATTTAGTCCACCACAACCACACGCATCATGGACATTACATTCAACAACAGCAAGATGGCAGCCACCAGTTCAATTTCCAACTATAACTACTACAGGCACAACTTTAACAGGACCTTTAGGTGTTTCTTATGAACAAACTTATGATTATTATTGGGACGAAGATAATACTAGATGGAAAGCAGATGTTAGAGATGTTAATGGTGTTATCATAAGTAAACATATTTGGAACGCAACAGATTTACAATGGGAGAACGACAATGCCTAAAGGAAACGGTGGAGTCATTGGAGTTAACAATGATCCTATTTCAGAATTAATAACTAGATTTACAAGTAACGGAACTTTTACATCAAGACCAACCACATCAAATGCAGGAGTATTTGTAGCTGGTGCTGGTGGAGGTGGAGGTGGGGGTAACTCACCAAATAACAAAAACGGTGGTGCAGGTGGAGGTGGTTTTATTCTTGTGCCTAGTTTATCCGTTGGTGCAGGAACACCCATAGCCGTATCCATAGGAGCAGGCGGTTCAACCGATGCAGGTGGTGGTAATACTACTTTTGGATCTGAACCTAACCCTTATTATTTAATTGCCAGAGGTGGCGGTTCTGGTGGAGCTACTCCAGGAGATGCCGGAGGACCTGGTGGATCAGGTGGAGGTGGCGGAGGCCCGGGGCCAAGCGTCGCTGCGGGTGGTAGTGCTACTCAACCAAGTCAACCTGGAAATTCAGGAACTTTCGGAAGTGGTAATGCAGGAGCAGGACCTTCTTCAGGACCTGGTAATATAGGTGGTAACGGTGGAGGAGGTGCTGGCGCAGCAGGTACTTCTACAGGACCAGGTGGAGGAAATTATTCTGGTGGAAACGGTGGTGCTGGAGAGGATGTAAGACCAGTATTTGGACCAAGTCAACCTTGGTATATTACATCAACTTCTCAAGATGGATTTTTCTGTGGAGGAGGAGGAGGTGGACCTCAAGCTGCCTATCCGCCAACACAAAGAGGTGAAGGAGGAAAAGGAGGAGGAAGTCCAGCTAGTCCTTTTACAGCTAACCCAAGTTTTCCTGCTTATCACAATACAAGTGGTTCCGTGGCTAATTCTGGTGGCGGTGGTGGTCAAAAAAGATCTGGAGGTTCAGGACAAGTTGTTGTTAAAGAACCAGGTTCAGCACCAGGAGTATGGTCGTTAAAATCTCAGTTTGCTGCTAGAAAATCAGACATTTGGCCTTCGTAAGTCTAGACTTTATTTATATATAATATATAAAGTTGTTATAAAGACATGAATCTTAAATATAGTTATTGGTATTTTAAATCTGCATTACCTAGTCATTTTTGTGACAATTTAATAGAGTTTGGTAATTCTAAAAAAGAACAATTAGGAGTTACTGGTGGTATTAATACAAAAGAACAAAAACAAATCGTATCTGAAAAAGATTTAAAAGAAACAGAATTAAAAGATTTAAAACAAAAACGTAATTCAAATATTGTTTGGTTAAATGAATTATGGCTATATAGATATATTCATTATTTTGTTAGGGTAGCTAATCATAATTCTGGTTGGAATTTTCAATGGGATGTTTCTGAACATGCTCAATTTACTAAATATAAATTAAATCAATTTTATGATTGGCATTGTGACAGTTGGAAAGAGCCTTATAATGAAGGACATGATCTAAAAGGTAAAATTAGAAAACTATCTGTAACTTGTTCTTTATCCGATCCAAAAGATTATAAGGGTGGAGAGTTTGAATTTAAATTTCAAAATGATAAAGATGGAGACGATCATAATCAAATTTGCACTGAAATAATACCTAAAGGTTCTATTGTCGTATTTCCTTCTTTTACATATCACAGGGTAAAACCAGTAACTGAAGGAACTCGTTATTCGTTAGTAATGTGGAATTGTGGTGATCCTTGGAAATGAACATTTATTTTTTAACAGGGATGCCTAGAGCAGGTAATACTTTATTTGGATCTTTAATGAACCAAAATCCAAATGTTAAAGTAAGTCCAAATAGTGTTAATGCTTTGTTAATAAGAAATATATTAAAAATTAAACATGAACAATTGTTTAAAAATTTTCCTGACCATAAAGCAGTAGATAACATTATTAATAATTATTTTAAAAATTATTATGAACACTATAATTGTAAAAATATATTAGACAGAGCACCTTGGGGTCTTCCTGAATATCATTTATTTTTAAAACAAATAATTAAAAATAGAAAATACGTTATTTTATATAGACCTTTTTTAGAAGTTCTAGCTTCTTTTGTTGTAAAAGATAAACCAACAGACATAGAAAATTATTGTTATGAAGTAATTCAAGGAAAATGGTCTTCTATTGTAATGGATAATTTAATATCTATTCAAAACATAGTAAAAGAAAAAGAAAATTATATCATTGTGCATTATAAAAATTTAATAAAAGAACCTAGTGTTCAATTAAAAAAAGTTTGTAATTTTTTAAATATAGAATTTATAGAACCTAATTATAATAATATTGAACAGTTTAATATTAATGAAATAAAATATGATGATTCTGTGTTGTCTAGTAATTTTCACACTATCAATACTAATGGTATACAAGACAAAAAAACTATAGTAGAAGATATATTACCTGAAAGTATAATAAATAAATATAAAAATTTTGATGTTAGATTTTAAACAACATAAATACACAATAATTAAATCGGCCATATCAAAAGAAATAGCTGATTTTAGTTATGAATATCTTTTACTAAAAAGAAAAGTTGCAAGAACTTTATTTGATACAAAGTGGATTCCACCTTTTGAAACTATGTTAGGTGTTTGGAACGACGAACAAGTACCTGAAACCTACTCTCACTATGCAGATATATTAATGGAAACATTATTAGAAAAAGTAAAACCTGTAATGGAAGAGAAAACAGGTTTAGAATTATTACCAACGTATGCTTATGCAAGAATATATAAAAAAGGTGATGTTCTTCATAGACACAAAGATAGAATGTCTTGTGAAATATCTACTACGATGAATTTAGGAGGAGACAGTTGGCCAATATATTTAGAGCCTGACGAAACTAAAGGTGGCCACGAAGAAGATGGAGTCTATAAATCTGAAAACACACAAGGCATAAAAGTAGATTTAGAGCCTGGAGATATGTTAGTTTATTCTGGATGTATATTAGAACACTGGAGAGAAAAGTTTGAAGGAGATAATTGTGCTCAAGTATTTTTACATTACAATAATATAGCTACTCAAGGTGAAACTAATAAATACGATGGTCGACCTCATTTAGGTTTACCTTCTAATTTTAAAAATGTCTAATTTTATATATCAATTTAATATAGACAAATCTATTTGTAATGAATTAATTAAACATCACATAGATAGTAATAAAAAATCTCCAGGTTGTGTTACTGGAGGTATTGTTAATAAAGACTTAAAAGATTCTATTGATTTAAGTATATACCCTAATAATGAACTTTCTTTTGTAAAAAAATACTATAAAGAATTAGAAAAAGGTTTGTATCAGTATTTAGATATACATAATATTTTAAAAGAAAAAATAAGTTTACACACTAAAGAGTCATTTATAATACAACACTATTATCCTAAAGGAGGATTTAAAACTTGGCATTTTGAAAGGTCGGATGTAAAAGAACCTATGATAAGTAGAACTTTAGTGTTTATGACTTATTTAAATGACGTTACAGATCAAGGTGAAACAGAGTGGTATTATCAAAAACTTAAAATAAAACCTTTAAAAGGTTTATCTGTTATTTGGCCAGCTGATTGGACTCACACCCATAGAGGAATACCCTCTCCTACTCAAGAAAAGTATATTGCAACTGGGTGGTTTAATATGATATAAGATCCTATCAAAATAGGATTAATATGCTACAAAAGATAGGATTTCAGCCAGGTATCAATAAACAAATTACAGAAACCGGAGCAGAAGGTCAATGGGTTGATTGTGATAATGTTAGGTTTAGATATGGTACACCTGAAAAAATAGGTGGTTGGAAACAATTAGGTGGTTCAAATGATTTGACTGGAGCAGGTAGAGGATTACATCATTTTGTTAGTTCTACATCTATTAAATACTCTATCATAGGAACTAATAGAATTTTATATGTATATTCTGGAGGTGTGTTTTATGACATACACCCAATTAAAACTACAACAACTCTTTCAAATGCATTTACTACGACTAATGGATCAGCAGTCGTTACATTAACTTTTTCTACTTCACACAGTATAGAAGCTGGTGATATTATATTATTAGATAATTTTTCTACAATTACAAACTCTAATTTTAGTGCATCTGATTTTGATGATAAAAAATTTATGGTAACAAGTGTGCCATCAGCAACTACTCTTACAATTACAATGCCATCAAATGAAAGTGGATCTGGTGCAACTACATCAGGTGGTATACGAGTTCAACATTATTATCCTGTTGGTCCAGCGGTACAAGCAAAAGGTTTTGGTTGGTCATTAGGAACTTGGGGTGGAGAAGAGATTGGAGCATCTATAACTACTTTAAATGGTGCTTTAGGAGATAACACTGCTGGAACAGGTGGATCAGGAACTTCTATTACAGTTGCTGATGCTTCGCAGTTTCCAACTTCAGGTACAAATTTTATTCAGGTAGGTTCAGAAGAAATATCTTACACAGGTGTTTCTGGAAACGATTTAACAGGTATAACAAGAGCAGTTAGAGGAACTACAAGAGCTGCACACAGTGATGGAGCAACAGTAACAAATTCTACTGATTATGTTGCATGGGGTGAAGCTGCATCAGGAGACTTGGTCCTTGAACCAGGGATGTGGTCATTAGATAATTTTGGTGACAAAGCTATTTGTTTAATTCATGACAGTGCTGTATTTGAATGGAACTCTGCTGCAACAAATGCAACAAATAATAGAGCAACGATTATATCTGGTGCACCTACTGCATCAAGACACATGGTTGTATCTACACCGGATCGTCACTTAGTATTTTTTGGAACAGAAACAACGATAGGTGATACCACAACACAAGACGATATGTTTATTAGATTTTCGGATCAAGAAGATATAAATACTTACACGCCTACAGCAACCAATACAGCTGGTACACAAAGACTGGCCGACGGATCACAGATCAGAGGAGCTATTAGAGGTAGAGATGCAATCTATGTTTGGACTGATACAGCGTTATTTACACAACGTTTTGTTGGTCAACCATTTACGTTTGCATTTGCACAAGTTGGAACTAACTGTGGACTTCTTGGACAAAACGCATGTGTTGAAGTAGATGGTGCTGCATACTGGATGTCAGAGAATGGTTTTTTTAGATACGCTGGTAAATTAGAATCACTACCATGTTTAGTAGAAGATTTTGTATTTGATGATATTAACGTAGAATCTGGTAACCAAATGATATCAGCAGGGTTAAATAATTTATTTGGTGAAGTTATTTGGTTTTATCCAACATCAACATCTTCTGTCGTAAACAGAATGGTTGCATATAATTATTTTGATTCATCACCACAAAGACCAGTGTGGACTGTAGGCACACTAGCTAGAACAATGTGGAAAGATTCAGCCATATTTGGTTTACCACATGCTTTATTTTACGAAGCAGGTGATGACGCATCTTTTGATGTTGTAGGAAACACAGAAGGTAAAACAACGTACTATGAACACGAAACAGGGACTGATCAAATTAGAGGTGGTACAACAACTGCAATTACTGCTAATATATTATCAGGAGATTTTGACATCACACAACAAAGAGCCTCCGCTACAGGACAATCAACAGGTGTTGCAACTTTTAGAGGAGATGGTGAATTTATAATGAAGATAAGAAGATTTATACCAGACTTTATATCACAAACTGGATCTACTAGAGTTACATTAAATGTAAGAAATTTTCCAAATGATACGGCTGCAAGTTCGTCATTAGGTCCATTTGATATTACAAC